ACAGAAGATAATCAGTCAGTAGAAAAACCTGTACAATTCCATCCAGTAGCTCAGCTATTAGAAAATCCAAATCCATACGTTGATGGAGTTGCTCTAAAGTATTCGCTCGCTTGCGATTACGTTCTCGGAGGAAACTCGTTTCTTTATCACGCGAAACAAACAAAACAGTGCTATCAGATTAGTTTTGACCGAGTACAGTATAAGTTCAATAATCAGGGACTTCCCGAAAATTATATCGTTTATCCAGATAACGAAGAGATAATCCCAAACGTGACAAAGGGAATCGTTATCGAGCTTGATGAAATGGTTCACGTTAGAAGACCAAACCCAAGCTCACCTCTATGGGGATTAAGCCCGTTTGTTCCCGGAAGACGCTCTGTTTTATTTAATCGTTACTCTCAGGACTATCTCAATAGCTTTTACCTTAAAGGAGCTACTCCTCAAGGTATTCTTGAGATGGAACAATCTGCTAACGAGCAAAGTGTTCTACGACTTCTTCGCTCTTTCGAGATGGCACATACTGGGAGAAGGAACCAACGCCGTACGATGCTCCTTCCAAAAGGAGTAAAGTGGTCATCTGCTGATCATAAGATTGCTGATCAACAGATTACAGAACTTGTTCGTATGAATCGCGAGACGATTCTAAATACACTTCACATTCCTAAACACGTTGTGTCACTTCAGGAAGCAGGTTCGCTTGGTTCTGAAGAACATAAAATGGCTCTCAAGTATTTCTGGACCGCTGCTCTACTTCCAACTGCTAATGCTCTAGCTTCAAGTCTGACAAAGCATTTTCGAAAAACAGGCTCGCTAGCTATCAATGAAGAACTCCGTTTCGATACAAGTGAAGTAGCCGTACTTCAGGAAGACCTTAAGGCCAACGCAGAAACTGCAAACCTTCTACTTTCTACTCACACGCTAAATGAAGTTCGCGCTTCTATCTTCGGACTTCCAGCTCTAGATGGTGGAGATACTACACCCGGAACTGCTGCGCCTTTAGCATTGACTCCGCTTTCTTTACCAGAAGTTAAATCAATGGAAGAAGAAGATGATGGCACTGATATGGAATACAAGGCCATTCCTGCGGCTTATGAGCATATTGATTTCAAACCTCCACAAGATGTTGCCGACGAAGCGGCTCTCGGCTTGGAATGGCGTCAGAAGTACGGTCGCGGTGGAACAGAAGTTGGCGTCGCTCGCGCCGTTCAGCTCAAGAACAAACGCACAGTGCTTCCAGAGACAATCAATCGCATGGTCTCCTATTTCGCTCGACACGATGGCGAAGGTGATAACAAAGAGCCAAACGGTGAGCCGTCCGCAGGTGCGATCGCTTGGAAACTGTGGGGTGGAGACGCAGGAAAGCGTTGGTCTGAGAAAGTGCGCGGTCAGATGCTTTCAGCTGATGAGAAGAAAGAAATGCCTTCAGAAGAAAAGCCAACTGAAGGATTTGTCGAGAGACCGCTTGGTGAAGCAACTGATACTCAAGTCAAAAGCAAAGAACTCGGCAAGTATGCTTCTCAAGTCAAAGCAAATGAAGAAAGCCTTGACGCTTATCTCAAAAAAGAACTTCCAGATACCGTTGAAAACGTAGTGGACTTCTTAGCAGCTCAAACAGCAGAAGCGATTAAAGCCTTGAAAACTAAGAAGGGCATCAAAGCTACAATGCCTTCAGCGAAGGAATACAAGAAGCGTTTAGAGAAGGCTCTTAAAGGCTTGGAAAAGCAATATATGACTAAGGTTAACGAGCCGCTCGTATCAGCTATGGACCTTGGATATGACCTACAAACGAACGTTATTTTCGATAAACCTAGCCGTGATGCTTTAGTAGCTGCTAAACAGACTGATGCTAAAGGACGTTCTGAATCTCTTAAAGCAAGAGGTATTGAAACGTTCGAGAACGTATCAAAAACGACTACAGACAGAGTTATGAAAATCGTGCAGGCTGGAATAGCCAACGGAGCTACTATAGACGACGTTGCTACGACTATTATGGATAGCTCTGAAATGTTTGAGCCTTCAAGAGCTATGACTATTGCAAGAACAGAGACACTTACAGCAGTTTCTCTTGGACAAGCTTCTATGATGCAGCTCGCTGCTAAGGCTATTCCAGAATTGCAAAAGGCTTGGGTTACAGCTCAAGATGAGGACGTAAGGCAGTCGCATAAGGATTTGAATGGTGAGATAAGAAAATGGGATGAACCTTTTAAGAATGGTCTTATGTATCCGCGTGATCCAGATGGGGATGGTAGTGATACAATCAATTGCAGATGTACTTTAGTTACGCTCGCTCCAGAAGACCTTGAAGACTATCGTGCAGAATTAGCAGGATTAAAGGAGACAGCAGAATGAAAATCGTATCGACTAAAGAAGCACGCTTTAAGGCTCTCGGTGAGAAAGCCTCCGAAGATGCTGTCATTATTGAAGGCTATGCAAATAAGTTTAAGACTGATGCCTATAACGAACGAATGGACCCGCTTAGTGTCAAACTTGAACGCTTTAAGCAAAACCCGATTCTTCTGTTTAACCATGACATGAATTATCCTGTAGGTCGTGTCGTAGCAGTCGAACCCCGCGAAGATGGACTTTTTGTGAAGGCAGCAGTTAGTCCATCTAATCACGAAAAGATTGCTTATGTGCGAGAGTTGGTTGCCGATGGAACGCTCTGCACTTTCTCCGTGAGATTTGCTGGCGAGCAGGTTGTTGAAGACCCACAGGTCGCTGGTGGTAAACTAATTAAAGACTGGGAATTACAGGAGGTGTCAATCGTGAGTATTCCAGCGCAACCAGATTCTACGTTTTCGCTTGCCGGAGCAAAAAGCCTTGGTGAAGCTCGCCAGATGGTTCTTAAAGCTAAAGGCGCGATGGTCGCTAAAGCTGCTGCAGAACAGATGAGCAAGCTCGAAGATGAAGGTCAGAAAAAAGAAGACCTGCTTCAAAAGCTTCAGGAGCAATCTGGTCTTGAACCAGCTGCTCTCGGAGAAATTCTCGCAGGTAACGTGACTCCAGTTCCAGAGCCTGTACTTGCTGCTTTGGCCTCTGTTCTTGGAATCGAAATGTCGGTTCTCAATGAGCATAATGCTCATGACGTTGAGTCACAAAAGAAACTCGATTCTGAGATGGATAAAGAAGAAAAGGCCGAAAATCCACCTCTGAGCCAAGCCGTTCAAGAATGTGTTTCTGAAAAAATTCCAACCTTGATTAAAGAAGGAAAACCACAGGAACAGGCAGTTGCTATCGCAATTTCAATGTGCAGCAAAGAAAAAGGTTGCTCTGAATTCGTTCCAACGACAGAGATGATGGCTAAGTGGCTTGAAGATTGCGATAAAGTAAAGCAAGCTGAACAGGATGGAACTCCACAAGAAGGCACAGCGATGCCTAATAAGGAACCTGAGGGCATGAATGATAACGCTCATTTGATGTTAATGAAATCTCAACTTGAGATGCTTGGAGCAATTTCTGTTAAGCTGGACAAACTGATTCAAGTTATCCAGCAAACTGAACAAGCTGAGTCTGAATCAGAAGTCGAAACTGAAGTCGAGGTTGAAGCTCCTGAGGCTGAAGTTCCGCAGGAAGCAGAATTGGCGATGAAGTCTATCATTGAAAAATATGAAGCTCGTCTAAAGGCTCTGCTTGCTTGAAAAATCGTCTTTTGTGATACACTGTTACTCGAAGCCTCACGATGAGGCTATTCAACTTTCGCGGCAGTCAGCCGCTTTTGGAGGTTCTGTTATGGCAAATTTTGAAAAACGGCTGGCTGAGTTCGAAAGCAAAGTTCAGTCGGCTGTTAGTGAGATTGAGAAGGCTAAGTCGGCTGGATTGGTTGGCGGAAGTACAAGCTTCAGCAACCGTTCTAACTCTGACGAGCAAAAGTTGCTCAATAGCTTTGGCGTCTCGAACGTTAAGAGCTTGATTGAAGTAAATACAGCTCATCCACGGTACGCACACGTTAGCGAAAATCTTAAGTCTGCTGTTCTTCAGTTGAAGAAAGACATGGACATTTCGCGTATGCAAGCTCAGCTGTTCAACGGTGAGCCTTTGGATCGTGATGATGACCGTATCGCTCATGTTAAGGGCGTTCTTGATACGCCTTTTGCTCGCATGGTTGACCTGAAAGCTCGTTTGAAGGCTTTCGGTTCTACTGTTGTTGGTCAAGGTGATGAGTGGGTTCCAACTGCAATCTCGGCTTCGTACATCGAAGAATATGAACTTGAGAAGAAACTCGCAGCTGCTTTCCGTGAAATCCCAATGTCGACAAACCCTTTCCAACTTCCTGTTCAACAGGGCGTTACTAAGGCTCGTTTGGTTGGTGAAGGCGCAGCAGGAACTGGAGCTAACTTCAATACGGAGAAGGTACAGTTCGATGCTAAGAAACTGATTGAATACTACATCCTGCCCGAAGAATTGAACGAAGACAGTGCACCTGCAATCTTGGAACTCGCTCGCGGTGAAGTTCTTGCTGCTCAGATTCGTGCTGTTGAAGATTCAATCATCAACGGTGACGACAGTGTTACTCACATGGACAGCGACATCACAGCTGCTGACTCGAACCAAAAAGCTTGGAAAGGTCTTCGTAAGCTCGCTCTCGCTGCAAGCTCTACGACTTCTTTCTCTGGCGCAGGTGTCACTAAGGCTGGCTTGGACGCTATGCGTAAACAAATGGGCAAGTATGGCACAAGTCCTAAAGAACTTGCTTGGGTTGTTGGACCTTCGGCTTATGCTCAGATGTTGAACATCGACGAAGTTGCTACTCTTGAGAAGTTTGGCCCACAGGCTACTATCCTGACAGGCGCATTGGCTGTGTTCCGCGGTATTCCAATCATCGTCAGCGAGTTTGTTCGTGAGAACCTGAACGCTTCCGGTGTTTATGATGGCACGACAACCAACCGCACAGTATTGCACTTGGCTAATATTCGTCGCTTCTATCTCGGCTTGCGTCGTCCTATCCGCGTGAAGGTTCAGCAAGATGCTCGCGCTGAGTACGATCGTTGGCAGTTGGTTTCCTATCAACGTTTGGACTTCAAAGGTCACAAACAAGCTGGAGAAACT